GTGTGGATCAGGTGTCGAAGTATCGTTTGTTCCACTCTCTGCATATTCTTCTCCATTACGTAGTCTATCTTGTTCTTCTTTCAACGTCTTAATTTGATCTTCTATCAGTTCAGGAATGTCCGCTGTGTCGTCGTAGGATCCCTCCTGAGCTAAGGAAGGTAGCTCTTCTTCCATAATCCGTACCAATAGATCCCCTGCAAAGTTTTTGAAGTCTTCGTTGTCCTCAAACCCATCAGGCTTGTTTAGGATGTTGTAGTTGAACTTCATCTCAATGGTATCATCTTCTTTCTCATTGAAAGAAACGGTTCCGTAATGAAAATGAAGTCCTTCATATTCACCTTCAAGAATACTAATAGCATCGGTCTCTAGTCCCTCAATGGGGATGTAATTAAACTTCACTTGACTCATCAGTTTGCTCCTTTTCTGTGGGTTCCATTGTACCATACTTGAACTCAGAAGCAACCGCTTCCTCTAGCCTCTGCATGATTTCTTCTGTAAAATACTTCTCTGGCTGCTTGTATAGCTGCTTCTCATAGATCTTGGTTCCATCTGGCATCTCAAGTCGAGTAGATACCTTCTTGAAGATTTCATACTTCAAGGCAACCTCAGTCAGTCCGTAGTAAGGACTAAGACCATGATCATAATTTAGAATCACATCAACCATAGAATTTTCTTTCGTCAATCGACCCTTGAAGAGTTTACAGTGAATGATGTTTCCGATGACATCGGTTCCTTCCTTCACCTTCTTCTTGGAGAGATAGACAATTGTGGATGCGGCATACTTGAGACCAGAACCACCACCCATCGTCTTCTGTGGGAACATGGAACCAACAACATCGTAAGTGTGGTTCGTCATGATTAGAGGAATACCTGCTTTTCCTAGCTTCATGGTAAGAACGCGGAAGGTAGCCTTCACCAACTGTGCGCGAGTCATGTCCTTGGTTAGCTTACCTTCTGCGGTGTCAGCCATTTCTTTCTCAGTAGAAAGCATCCCAAGTGAGTCCAGACAGATAAGCATAGGCTTACGTTCACTCTCGGGAAGTTCGAGGTAACTATCCACGATACTGATCGCTTGATGTCGGAAGTTTTCTACTGTCGCTACAGGGAAAACAGCAACTCGATTTGTGTCACAACCACGTTCCTTGAACATGTCCGAGGTTACAGCCTGTTCGCTGTCAAAATAGAGTACAACACCATCAGGGCGATCACGGAGAAATTTATGTACAATGCCCATCGTAAAATAAGTCTTGCCAGTGGCACTTTCGCCAGCAATAGCAAGAATTTTATTGTCAGGTATACCCCCGTACAAGCTGCCAGAAAGAAGAGCATTAAAAATATAAGACCCAGTGTCAACGAATCCATTTACGTCACTCCCTTCGATTCCCTGTGAAACGATGTTTGCATATTCATTGTTTGCTTTCTTTACCATAGATTCTAAAAATGACATACGTTCTCCTAAAATAGTGATTCGAGGGTAGAAATCTTTTCGTGCTTCCAACCGATTGCGTCAAGAATGTTCTTGAGAGGATCTAAGAAACTCTTTTGGAACTGCTTATCATAGTCGATAAACTCTAACAATTCAAACTCTTTCGGGATAGAATTTGCAAAAGATATAACATGATCCGTGCCATACACACCACCAACTGGATTTGGCTGTTTGAGGTATAGAAACTTCACCTTGTCACCCTCTTGGATTTCTTGATACTTTCTCTGGATACCATACTCTTTCAAGTAATGATTATATATCAACGCACCCTTAACCGCAATCGGCGTTGACTTCCTGTAGATACTAGCCGAGTCCTGATACTTCTCCAGAGCAGACACTCCACGGGGAAACGCAACATCCTCTGGTATCTGGTTGAAAAAATCAACTCGAACTTGATCAATGAATTCAATAACAGACTCTTCGTCACTGGTAAGAATCAATTTGATTGCCGTCTTGAGTTTATCACGAACAAACTGTGGAGTAGAAGATCGAGTCGTCTCGATGCCCATGATCTTTAGTTTGGGTTCCTTGTATTGAATACCCTCACTGTTATGCACATTGAGCATGTATCTTTTCTTTGCGGTCCATACACCCTTGTCCGCGATAACTTCTCGTTCCATCACCATCTTATTCTCGAAGACGTTCAGCATCTTACCCAACTCGTCATACTTCTTGTCGATGAATGGTTGGATGATTTCTGCACAGCTTTTGTTTAGGAAGTTGGTAATCTTAGCTTTGTCATCGCAGCCAGGAAGAACCTTGTCTACTAGGTTGGAGAGGCGAAGGTATACCGAGTCTGTGTCGCTTGCAACGATGTAGTCATAGTCTTCGGTATCAAGAGTTTCATTCAGGAACTCATTCAACTTGTCCGCGATCCATCGAATGTTCAACTGTCCAGACAGTGTGATTGCTTCCGCCATGCGGACATCGTAATAGCGGAACCACTCGTTACCAATCGCACCATAAGCAGAGTTCAATTGAATCTTACGAACCAACTGGAAGTTGTTGAACTTCGCAATCTGATTTTCCAAACCAGACTCCCCTGCTTGCTGACGCTTCTGACACTCGATCATCTTCTTCTTGTACATACTACGTTCTTTGTACATGGTTTCCATCAACTCAGCAAGGAACCCTTGCTTGTCCTTTTGGTAGCAAGTTCCATTCGATGCAACAGAGTATCCCATGTTTGTAAAGTTCTGTATCTTCTTGTACGCTTTGCTGCTGCGTTCACTCTTTCCACCATTTAGGATATTGTCTGGTCCAATACCAAATCGCTCACCTTCCTCCATAGGGATGAGTGTCTCGGGACTGATGTTGTACTGCATGATCAGGTGGGGATACAGGCTGTTCAAGTCAAACGAAACAATCCAGTCATGCTTACCAACGATTGGTTCCTTGACATAAGCACCAGCGTATTGAGACTCTTTCCTCATCATCGACTTTGAGGGTATTGCGATCTTCTTCTTCCGAAGGAAGTGGTAGATGATCTGATCCCACGTTCGAACCTGAGAGAAGATATCCATCAGGTTTACTTTGGCGGAGTATGCAAGAGAAGTCGCCAACTCCAGTAGTTTGAGCTTGTCTTCCAGTTTACCGACGAGTTCAACGTCTTTGACATTATACTCAACGAACTTCTGAAAGTCTTTCTTGTAGAAGTCTGCCATGCTGTCGAACTCGGCGTAAGACAGTTTGCGTTCGCCTAGTTCCACGAATGCAATATGATCCAGACGGTAAGACTCCTGCGTGACGTAAGTAAACGTGGTGTAGAGTTCATAGTAGTCTAGAGTGGCGATACCCACCAACTCATAGACGTTATGTTCTCTGTTCATCCGTGTGATTTTTCTCTCCTTCAGAATACGCCACGGTGACAAGAACTTTTCTTCCTTGTTGTCGAGGATGAACTGAATTCGGTTGACGAGGTACGGGATATCAAAGAAACGAATATTCCATCCCGTCACGATGTCTGGTTTTTCGTTGTCCCATAGAGAAACGAAATCCAAAAGCATGTCTCGTTCGTTTGTGTGAACATGACACGTTATATCATCTCGATCAATATGAAAATGATTTACGCCGAACACATGGATGTCACCACCAAAATCTACGGTGATTGCAATGATCGACTCTGTTGGATTGTCGGGATTTGGGAACCCACCATCCGAGGTAGTTTCAATGTCGATGTTGGCTGTCTTGAGTTGTGATGGATCATAGTCCATCTCTTCTGGGAAACGTTCACTGATGTATTGATATTGAAAATCAGTCACACCGTGAACAGAAAACCCAGCGACACCCTTATAGTCTTTGATGAATTTTCGTGTGTCGTGGATACCACCAGCAACAAACGGTTCGACGTTTGCTCCATGAAGCGTTTTCCACTCACTCGGTTCCTTCGTGGGGACAAACACAGTAGGCTGAAAGGGAACCTTCTCCTGAATCGGAGTTCCGTTTTCATAGCCTCTGTAGAGGATGTTATCCCCACGCACAGCTACATTTGTATAGAATTTCATAATTTGTTCCTGACATAGTATACCAAAGATGAGACAACTCTGTCAATATATTGTTTGTCCTTATTGGTATCGCGCAAGGCTTCTACTATTCTCTGAAAGATTGTTTTTGTTTTCCAATTTCTGGAACAAGCAGACTCATAAAAATTTATCCAGTCAATTACCATATTACTGGTTTCAAAATAATCCAAAACAATGCTTAGTGGTATACCATGTGTATCTACTACATTAAATGCCCCAGACACAACAGATTTGCCATCTTCTGTCACACCAGTTTTATAAAAAACAGACATGTTTAAACGGGGTGGTGCATCAAGTTATTATACTGAGGTGGAAGATCTTGTGTGTCATCTGTGTGTATGTTGAAAGATGGAAGTTCTGGAGATTCCTCAGTGACTTCACTTTCATTCTTGTCCTTGACAAAGGCCGAGAACAGGATCATGTAGTTAATGATATCAAGAACTGCATCCTCATACCCCTCGTTGTCAACCTTGAGTTCACCCGCACTAACGAACGTGCTTAGACGAGAAACCTTGTCAACCACACGGACAAGGAACCCTTGTTCAGTAGAGCATACACCCATAGCTTCGCAACGCTCAAAGTTTGCGAAGGGTTGACCACCATCTTGTCCAGCGTAATCATGATTCTTTTGTTTCATGATACCTACAGCTTTTTCACATAGTTCAGCGTGGTGATTGAGAAGTTCTTTACGATTCATAATTTATACTCCAGTCGATCCAAATCCAC